TTGTTCTCTTGGTGATATTATTCTATCATCTTGTGAAATTTCATCTTTACCTGTAACATCATTATAGTCAGTTGGTAAAGCGTCATTGTTTTTAGCAATCTCAATAAATGTAGATCTAGGGATTAATCCTCCAGAATACCATTCTGTAATTAATCTCATCCAATCAGCCCCTCTAGGTGCAGGTGTAAAGTCAGAAGATAAATTAAATCTTATATCAGTTTCAGAAATATTTATGTCATATCTCCAGTTAACCATATGTTTAATGATCTTTTTCATAGACTCAGAAACTTTTGCATTTAATGTAGCAAGTGCTGCATTTTGAGATGCATTTCTAAGTGATAAAGCTACACCAGATTGATCGGAGTTGTTAGGCTCTAGGCTTAACATCTTCACACCAATTCTAGTTAACTCATCATAACCATTCTTAATAGCTGCTTCCATATCTTTTAAAGCATCTGTAGGTGTTTGTAATGTTTCAACACTGTCATCTTTATTAACAAACATCCAAGTACCTAATCCTTGTCTTACAAGATCGTTCTTTTCAGTATCTGTTAATGAATCTGACTTAACTACAGGTGTATATGTTGCAGATAAGTATAATAAATGGTTTCTTCTTGATATTTTATTGTATAAAGCAACTTCTCTATTAACAATAGCTGTCATCATAGGATCAACAGTTTCAATAGATCCATTTAATGGGAAAAATGGAATATAATTCATTCTATCACCATTCATAAATAAATTTGTGTTAGTTCCTCTTGCAATCCACTCATCTGTTAATTGATCAAAGTTATAATCAATACCACCATCAATAAATGAAGGAGTATCTGATGTATTTCTTACAAATGTATCAATATTGTATAATCCGTTATCATCTAATCTGTGTACTTGTACAGTATCTACATATTTAGGATGATATGGAGATGTTGGGTCGTCTTCTAGTGTAAAATATCTTGTTATAAGTTGATTAAGCTTAACTTGTCCTTTTATATCTGTTTGTACAGACCAGTTAACAATGTTTTCTGCTGTATGTAATATAGGATAAGGCTTAACTTGTCTTCTGTCTTCGGGAGATAGGCTATCTAAATCAACCATAGGGTAGTCTATTTGTACCCATGCTCTTGAAGTTTGTAACTCTTCCCATAAAGCAGTGCCTAAAAATGATATTAAATTAGATTTATCACTACCTACTTCTTCTAAAATCCATGATTTAGCTTCTTCAGGTGCGTTATCTATTTCTAATAAGGGTTGTTTACGTAATAAACCACCAACAATCATTTTTGAAAACTCTGATGTTACTCCAGGGACTTCAGCCTCAGCTTTGTAGAAATCATACTGTGATTGAGTCATTGTAGGATTAAAAGGGAGTAATAGGTTATCAGAACTTGGTACTGTATCGAAATCTTTTGTATATGAAGGCCCTTGGATAACGGCTCTGTTACGTTTCCATTCGTTTACTTGAGACAGATACTCATCATTTGGGTATCCAGGCCCTTTTGTTGTTCTACCTGATTTAACAAGTGAACTATTTGTGTATTTAATTGACATTTTGTGTTTCCTAAAACGTTAGTAGAAGCAACACGGTTGGCTTCAGGTTAAAATAAGTTTTGATTGGCGTATTCCCATATCGAAAAAAGTTTTGTTTGCCCAAATGTGTGTTTGGACAAGCGGAGATGCCGGGAAAGGGGGTGCTACCCCAAAGCCTACAGCCCTAAGCTAAAATATTCTACCCCAGGGTGTAATAATACTACTACCCCCGCCCCCTAAAGCCATAGGCCAGGGTGACCAAGCTGCATAACGCCATAAAATTACGTATAACTCTGTTGGCTTAAGGCTTTAGGCGGTGTTAGTTTAGAATAATTCTAAAAAACTTTTGGCTGTGACAGGGTTGTTTGGTTACCCCAGGACATAATCCTAGGACACAAATGTATTGATTTTATTAGTCTTTTGGTAATCAAGTATGCTGTTTGATACATTGATTAAACTGATAAAACAATACCCCCGTTGTATGATTTGTAACATATACCACCCCTATTAAAAACTCCAACTCTTATCACGAATAACAGATGGGGGCTTCTTATTTATAGGGTAAATGTACTCACATATATATCGGATGCCATCTGAGAAGTGTTCTGCTCCCTTAGATTTATCTATGATAGCATTATCCATACCAGTACTAGAACCTACCTTCCATGAAGTAGTCTCCATAGAAGCTATTGTTCTTGTAACATCTTTAGTAAAGTACAACCTAGTTACACCATTAGCGTCTTTTAATAGATGATTAACACAGTTAACACTATCTATAATAGGTGGTTGTTTGTTACGAGCACATACTTTAAACCCAGCATTTCTTAGTAATGAGAAGTCAGTAACACCTGTTGATGCAGATGTCTTCCTTGCATTACCAGAAGCGTCTGGATATACAGTAATATCTTGCTTTTTATACACTGATTTTATCTTACGAATAAGTTGATGGGTATCAGCAGAACCATAAAATTCATTTAGACAATGTAGTTGATCTCCACGTTTAGCGAATACACTACTTGCCATTATCTTGACGTTAAAGTCAATTGCAATATGTACAGGTTCCTCTTCACCTAATGGTAAAAGATTATCTGATACATTTACTTCTCTATTAAATGAATAGAACACACTATCACCAGTGTTGTTAAAAGTTGCACAATACTCTTGCTCATAAGTCTTTAGATCGAGTGTAGATCTAGCTAAGGCTATCTCTTCCTTCATATCTGGTCTTACTTTTTCAGCAGTAAATTGCCAACTCTTCCATAGAGGGTTGTCTTCTTGACCTTTATTAAACAATTGGTAAAAATCATTAGAAATACCTTTTGGTGTACTAATTATAAGCACCCTAGCTTTCCTGTTAGGATCGGTTGCCATAGGTAATACTACCTCAGTAAAGGCATTTTGTTTAATAAAAGCAAATTCATCTAATACAATAAATGTAGGAGATGGTGAAATACCTCTAAGGGCATCTGGTCTATCAAATCCTTTTAAAGATAATCTAGATCCGTTTATAAATCTTAATTCTAAATCCATCTCTCTAGGTAAACCTTCTAAATGAGAAGGATGAACAATATTTTTAAGTGTTGTCCACATAGATTCTCTAATCATAGATACTGTAGGGCCTATTAATATTGCTCTTTGATTTCTATGTTCTAAACAATGATTATAAGCCATAACAGAAGCTAAATAAGATTTACCTGTTCTACGACCTGCAGCAACTATTTTAAATCTAGACCCATGATTAAAAACCTCTTGTTGGAATGGAAAGAGGCTAATTTCATATTGATTATTCATTAATTAACCGCCTAATTTTATTATTATATTTATTTTGAATATTTCATGTAAATATCGGTGAACTTATTAGTATGTCTCCAATTTTTTGTATTTCAATTAATATTTTTAACTCTATCACTTAATCTTTTTGCTCTATCACCAACTTGTCTAGCCCATTGACTATCTAACATTTCTAAAGAAGCGGTTTCCCAATCTTCATTGTTAATTGCTGATATAAACTTTTTAAATTTACCTAATCTTGGAGCACCTAAATTAAAACACATATTAACAATTATCTGTTGTGCTTCATCTGGTAATTCTTCTAAATTACTAAATACTCTTTTAGATTCATTAATATATTTATCAACATCATTGTCAAAAACTTCATTAACTCTAGTTTCAGATACTGGAGTTCCTAATTTTTTACCATATTCTTCATCTTTAGGTGTAATTAAATGTCCAATTCCAAAAGTAGCATAACCCAAATGATCATTGTATATTTCATACTTAACACCTTCGTCAATTTTTAATTGTTCTCTTAATTTTGCTTTATTCATATTAATTTTAGATTGTATTTGTTTTCCTTAAATATTAAATTAAACTTAGGCAGATCTCTCATATGGCTGGCTCTAACCCGAACATTTAACATGTCATTTACACACTTCGGGGAATCCAACATGGATAATTGGAGCAGCAACTCAAAGAGTTTAGCACTAGCTTTACTTTTAGAAGTAAAAACTATTTCTTTATGATCTACCAGCTTATCTTTGATAGTATTACTACCAAAATAAGATTCTAATGATTTTCCAGATTTACTGGTAAAACCAATATAGAAAAAACCGTCAGTATAGTGTGTAACATACACTTTATAAACTTTTTCAGTTAGTTTCAATTTTTTCTTGGTCATTGATTTCATCATCATTAGGAATTTGTTCTATAACCTTATCAGCTTGTTTCATTGATTCATTTTTCTGGACTATTGTAAGTACAGGCACGTTTGCCATACCAGACGTATGTAATGAAACAGGTTGTTTAGAGTAACCATATTCTAATAATTTCTCAGCTATACGAACTCTTAAAACTTGTGATTTAGAGTCTTCTTTACCCTCTAATTTCTTTAATTCTGTGTTTAATATATCAATTGGATCTAATTTAAGTCTTTTCATCTTTTCAATAGATGACTCAATTTTATCCTTCGGTACAGGTTTTCTGCCAGCACCAGGTCTATATCCACCTCTTGGCATATCTTCTCCGATTGTTATATTAAATATCAGCACATTTCGCACTGTTGTCTGTAAGGGAACCTTTTTAGTAAACGTGGCTCCAGGTAGGTCTAACCCTGGATTATACCTAAGTTGTCTTACCAACCATGTCGTTAATGAGTTGTCAGTGTATCCTCATTACCGCTACAAAGACCAATTGGCCACGTTTATTAATTAAGGGTTACAGATCTCTTTCCCTTTTTCTTTTTTTCATCTTACTATTTACTATATTAGCTTTCATTATCCTAACCCTCTTATCTGATGGTTTTTCATAACGAGAACGTTCTCTGTAAGATTTAAGAATACCTAATTTAGATACCTTGGTCTTCATCTTACGTATAGCTTTCTCTACATCATTGTTTCTAACAATTACAGTAAAGTTACTCATCTACATTACCTCCCTTCAAAATATTATTTTTAATAGTAGGCATGTTAATAAACCTAATCCATAACCAATAACACCTTCTCGGTATATGACTAAGTTTAACCTTAGTTTATCCTCGGCTTTATTACACCAGTCGAGAAATGTATATAACATCTTATCTAACATATTATCCTCTTTTAGTTGAAAGCAAACTCAGAATTTAATATCTCTGAACTATCAAGATTACCTTGTTTGATCATAGGGACTAAATTACCAGTTTGATTTAAAACATGCTCCAGGGGTTTAGAGTCTATAATTAATTTAAACTTCTCCCTAATAACCTTTTGCATATTAGTTACATTACAAGCATGGGCTCCGTAAGAGTCATGGGCTGATACAATGTCAAAATCACAAGCATCAATAACCAAAAAAAGATGTAATGAGTCTAAATTATGAACTGAGTTAGGTGATATTGCAGATTTTGCTTTTGCAATATTTAACACAGGTAATTCAGACTTAATGATAAACTGTGCATTATTAACCCACACATATTTCTTATCATTATTCTGTACATACAAACCGTCAGTTACTTTTACTTTTGTGTTTTTGTATTTAACATAGTGCTGAACAAATGGAAAATTACTAATTAAAGTAATATGACTATATTGCTTATTATGTTTTCGCATATAAGCATCACAATTATCTTTAAACAGTTTCATTGTTTCAGATACCATTGGGAACTCAGATTCAATAGTTGTATAAACACATGAACCAAGTTTACGAGCAGATGAATGTTGTTTATTAGAGAGATAAACATTATCTATATCTCTAGTATCATCAATTATCTGTTGTCCCATACCTTGCTTAGTCGCAGAATAACCGTAAGTCATAACATTACGTTTTACTATCTTACGCCATTCTTTTAATGTGAACTTAGCCTTATCCCAATAAATAATATCAGTAAGTTTTAATTGTTCTCTATATCTTCTCTGATACCATTTTATTACTTTTTTCTTTAGTTCAACATTAGGATCATTATTTAACTCAGCAACTCTAAACCTATTTCTTAAACGTTCTATAGTTTTAAAATATAAGTCATAGTATTGCAGTGCTAGATCCGTAGCACTTTTAGCGTCTTCGTGCATAATTGCACTTACCTTAGACGCAACATATGTGTACATATCACCAGGCTTTGAGTCATTAGTTGGTTTAACATTTACAAGATGAGCATTTTTATCATCTTTTGCTAAACTAAATAACCACTGTAAACCGTTATTAGATCCATCTCTGTAACAAATTGTGTGAGATATAAAATCTTTTACATCACCACATGCAACAAAATGTTTATCTAACTCAGCTAACTCAATAACAGATGATAATAATTGAAAAGGAGATTCAGCTTGCATCCAGGCCCTAGCATTGTAAGGGTCTGTACCATAACTTACGAAGTCATAATAATTTCTTTCTACAAACTTAACCTTCTCATTATGAGTTAATTTATCTTCACCCCACATATTAGCTATATGGTGATATAACTCATGTAAACCAGTTTCACCTAACGGTTTACCCTCAGCAAAACTTAACATACCCTTAGCATTATCTGAGTTGAGTTCATTTAGATAAGCAGATAAAGGGTATAACCTACCCCTATTATCAGCCTGGTATTGTTGATAGAACACTTTACCAACATAAGGTTCAGTAGCTTTTAACACATGATAAGCTTCATTCTTTTTAGCTTCCTTACGTTCTTTAGTAATTGTATCAACACTGTTATGCTCAAAACAGTTTTGATCAGTTTTTAAGGCCCACTTGTAAACATTAAAAACTTTAGGATTAACTGTATAAGCAATCTTTTGTTTTTTATTTAAACACGATAACACAATAGGTGTATTATTAGGATTAATCTTAGCTAAAGTATCAACCTTAGCTTCTTTAATTAATTTAATAGTTTCACCATTACGTATCTTGAGTGTACCGTATTCCCAATCATCTGATTGTTTTAACAATGGTTTAAACGGATCTGAAACCTCATTAAACTCTTTAACAAGTTTTCTTAAATCACCACGTTTGTAACCAGCATAAACTTTGTACACTGTCTTAGCTTTGTTAAATGAATAATCTTGCACCAACTTGATAAGTATAAGTTCAAGTTTAGCAAATGCGTTAAGTACAAACACACCTAACCTTAAAGAGTATTCAGATTTTTTAGGTAATTGATAAAAGTTTCTTATCCTATCACCTATTGCAATAGCTAAAGCAGTTAGTTTTTGCCCTTCAGATGTACCAGTAGCAATCATTGAATATGATAATTGTACAAACATATCAAAATCCATTTTATGTTTATCAATCATCCTGATTACACCTGGTTTTAATGTACCAGAAGATCTCTTATCTAAATCATCATATAATAACTTTAACTCTGATCTAACTTTGATACCTACTGGGCCTAATGTCTCAAGTTTTTTTAACTCTTCTGTTAACATTATTTCCTCCATTATATTTTTGGATTTTATTCTCTAATAAAATTATATGGTCTTCATATTGTTTTAATAACTCATCAATTATCTTCCTCTCATTTTGCAATTGTAATTTACCTTTTATTAACTTTTTTTGTTTAGCTAATATGTTTTTAACCTTACCTGCTACAGTATTATCTACAACAAGTTTAAGATATTTTGTTTTTTGTGTATTCATATTCAGCATCTAATTTAGTTACAGTTTTATAAATACCATCCATATCAATTGCAATTTCTTCAAACGATTTACTAACCACTTGTGAATTAATAACTGTTTGTAAGTTTATATTATTTATTTTCCTGTTAGCATCTAACAACATCATAAATAAAACATAAATAGCAAAAGTGAACAGTGCTAACATCCATATCGGTATCTCAACCATGTTATCCTCCGTAAAATTTATTATGATTACTTATTATAGTTACTAAACTAAAGATATTTTTTTCATTAGACTCAACTATATCTTTTATTAACTGAGAAGCTTTCATAGCAACTTGTGCAGCACTAGGCTCTCCAGTTATAGTAGGTACAGTTTGTTTAACTAAAAACAATTGTATATCTTTTTCTAGTTTTTTAGAAACCTTACTTGGTTTCATTACAAGTCTTGGTTCGTAAAGTGATTTATCATTCATAGTTATCCTCCATAGTTATAGTTAGCTAAACCATTACCTAATATTATTATGATAATAGCATATATAGTTAATTTAAGATTGTCTGACATTAATTACCTCCTGTTTAATATTAAACGTAGTCATATCTTCAAATTGATCACCAATCAAAGTAACTAATTCGTTAAAATCTTTTAATGATCTATCTGGTTGATTGTGTGCATCTTGTTTTAAAGCAGATTGCACATAATTTATTCTATTAAATAGTTTTTTTGACATTATTTATTTTCCTCCTTTTTAGTTCCAATTAAAGAATTATATCTATCTTTAATTTGAAGTTTAACATTTTCCAATTGAGTTTCATAATTCTCAATATTTTCCCAAGCATAATCTAATCTACTCATACCTTCTTCGTAAATTACATCTTTTACTCTACCCATAATTTTATTCCAGGTATTATATTTGTAAAAGAATTGTCTAATATTATGTTTATCTGTTTTACCAGTTTTATAATCATAAGTATCAGAATGATAAAATAGAATTGCTGTTGCAATCTGATTAATTGATAAACCACCAACTGGTCTTATTGTAACGTATTCTAAGTACTCACCGTTTTTTGCTAATTTAGTAGCCATATTATATCCTCCAGGTTAATTATCTTACGTAGTTAGTTAACTTATACGAAGCCCATTGCTTCGCAGCATTTATTAAAACAGGAAAGTGTATTGTAATCTCGTTTACAAATTTATTAGTTACATATTCCCAGTTGTCGTCATTAATAACAGAATCATAGTTACTGTAATCATGTCTGATAAGTCTTAACTGATCGTGATGATTTTTAAATTTGATTTTGTTATAATCTTGTTTAGTCATATTTATTTTAATCATTATATCCTCCAAAATGTTTTTTAAAAACACAAATTAATATTTATGTTATCAAAGAACACAAAGATCTATTTAGAACGTAGCGGGTATTGGGCTTAGCAGATTAAACCTACTGCTCGGATTGTAACTCGGCCCAAAGCCGAAACGGAATTATTAGATCCCTAAAGCCTTAAGCTTGCGGTGTAGCCCCATGTCACTGGTATTTTAATGTACCCGCTGGATTTTTATGTTTTTTAATTAATGGATCCTGAACCAGTAATAAAATCAATATAATGATTAAAATAGTTTTTACAAGAAGTTTATTACCTTTTTAGAAGGGTGCGACAACTATGTACAATGGCACTATTTTGATCTGTCCTGGGATTAAAAGAACACAATAACATATACTTTAAAAGGCCATAGAAGGCTCTCTTTTAATGATTATAGATATATTGGTATATTGATCTATAGATATATTATTTATGGATATATTAGGGCCTAAAGCCTATAGCCTTAGGGGAGTTCTTTTTTATTTTTTTGTTTTCTTCTGTAAGGGCACCTTTTTAAAATACCCAATAAAAGCAGTGATTCTAATAAGTTAATATCTAATATTATTTCCATATATTACCTCCAAAAGTTAATGTAATTCTAATAAGGTTCCCTTACAGAAACACAATCAATGTTTTTATCAGGGCTTGTATTAATCCTCCAATATAAGCCTTGATCTAATAATCTGGAGGTAAGGTATTTTATGACGTTTGTATGGAGACATCCAAAATTTTATAAAAAGGCTAAGGAGGAAGTTATGTCTAGATCCGATATGAGATGTGAAGATTGTAAGAACACAACTGCACCTGATCAATTTGCTTGTAATTGTTTATGTATCAATTGTGGGCCATGTGATGGTGAATGTAAATATGAGGATAAAAAACCTAAAACTAAAGAGGGTTAAGATATATGGCTAAGAAAAAGTTTACAACATTTGTTGAACGCCAAAAGCCTAAAAAGCGAGTAAGGGTTCATAAGAAATCTAAAAGTAAAGATGAGAAGCGAATGTTTAAAAAATATAATCGTCAAGGTAGAAGACAAAAATAATACAAAGGAGAAAATAATATGTTACTTAATAATGTAGATATAAGTTGGGTTAAGTTTGATGCAGCTAATCCTGATTTGGGGTTTGATAAAAAATCACCTCAATATTCATGCACTGTTAAAACAGATAATAAATCTGATGCTGAAACATGGAAGAAGGCAGGTATCAATGTAAAACCTGTAGAAGAGAATGGTGGAGTAGTTTATTCTGCAACTCTTAAAAAGAAAATTTATCAAGATGCGGATGGTAAAAATTCTACTAAACCACCAGCGGTAGTTGATAAATTGTTACAGCCAATAACTAACACAAATGTAATAGGAAATGGCAGTAGAGGTAATGTACAAGTACGCCTAAAGCCATATGAGTATATGGGTAAGAAAGGTATTTCTGTACAATTACTTGCTGTCCAGGTTACTGATCTTAAAGAATATCAAGGTGGAGACTCTTTAGAGTTTAAAGCAATTGATTCTGATACAGACGTAATATAATTATTTTGGTGGGGCTTAACGGCCCCGCCTTAACTAAAGGGTTCTTAATGAAAGATAAAATTTATAGTTTTAATGTAGATCCAAAATACATTAAACAAATAAAAGACGGCACTAAGAAGAATGCACTTAAGGGTTATTATATACCTGTAGAAAATAAAAGAGTTTTATTAGTTAACTCTGAAACTGATAAAGTAGATTTAGTTATTAAAGTTGGTCATATATTTGACTTAACTATTTTAACTAAAGAAGAAAAAGAAATTATAATGGATGAAAATAATATAGCAGAAGAGTTAAGACCTTATTTTGCATGTAATTATATGTATACCATTGATAAGATTGAAGTAATTCAATGAGTAAATATACTAAAAAATTTGATAGAAATCCTAGAGATTTTTATCCTACACCATATGAAGCGGTTTTACCTTTATTAGAATGCCTAAAGCCTAAAACAAAATTCATAGAACCTTGTGCGGGTAATTATGCTTTAGCTAATCATTTAATAAAACACGGTCATATATGTCAAAAAGCTTTTGATATAGAACCACAAAATAAATTAGTTAAAAAAAAAGATGCTCTAGATATTAATAAAGCATCTATGTTTATTACTAATCCACCGTTTCATAAAAAATTATTATTACCTTTATTAGATCATTTTATAAACACAGCTGATACATGGTTATTATTACCTGCTGATTATATGCACAATAAATATTTTAGTAAGTATCTTGATAATTGTAGAATAATAATTTCTATAGGTAGGGTTAAATGGATACAAAATAGTAAAATGTCTAGTACAGATAATTTTGCTTGGTATTTATTTAGTAAAAATAAAACTAATACTAAATTTTATGGTAGAAAATAAATTATGAAAACAATTATATTAATATTATGGTTATCAGGTCTTAATAAAATAGAGATACCTGTAAAAGTAAACCCAGGTGATTCTTGTGAAGATGTATTTATGAAAATTATTATTTGGAAAGATAACCCTAATTATAAACCAGGCAATGGTCAAGTATGGGGCCATTACACTTATAAAAATAGAGCAGTATTTGCACATACTTGTATGGAAAAAGATAAAATAAATTATTTTTATTATAACGAAGGAGAATAAAATGATTGTAGGAATAGCTGGTTATAAAGGATCAGGTAAAGACACAATAGGTAAGGTTTTAGTTGATCATTATAATTTTGAAAAAATGAGTTTTGCTCAACCTATAAAAGATTTAGTACATCACACATTTCGTATAGATAAAAATATACTTTCGGGAGATGGTGGAGAGAGAATATTTAGAGAATTACAAATGCCTGAGTGGTTTAATTTATCACCTAGAGATATGCTACAAAAAATAGGTATGTCATTTAGAGAAAATTTACATGAAGACGTGTGGGTAAAATTATTAGAAAATCAATATTTAAAAAAGAAAAAACATGTTGTTATAACTGATGTCAGATTTCCAAACGAAGTAAGTATGGTTCAAAAACATGGTTTAATGATTGCAGTTAAAAGACCAAATTATAATGGTGATAGTCATAAATCTGAACACGCTTTAGATGATCATGTATTTAGATACGTATTTGATAATAGCGGATCTGAAGAAGCTTTATATGGTAAGGTTTTTAATTTTTTTAAAAGTAAAATATAAAAAGGATATAAAATGAAAAGAGTAATATATGATTTGGAGACAGATGGCTTGATAGATACAGTTTCTAAAATATGGATAGCTGTCACTAAAGACATAGATACTGGTGAGATAATTACTTTTTCAGATTATGATCCTGATTCAAAACCTTTAAATGAATTAGTTCCTTATTTAAATACTTTTGATACTGTAATTGCTCATAATGGAATCGCATATGATAATGTTGTGATGCACAAATTATTAGGGTGGAAACCTAAAAATATTAAATTTATAGATACAATGATATTATCTCAAATGAATAATTTTAGAAGAGAGGGTAAACATTCTTTAGCTAATTTTGGTAAAATACTTAGAGATGCTAAAGGCGATAGTCCTGATTTTACTAAATATTCTGAAGAGATGAAAACGTATGCATTACAGGATGTTAATTTAAATGAAAAGGTTTTTAAATATTTAATTAGTGAGGCACAAACATTAATTAAAAATAGACCTGCATTTAAAGAGGCTTTAAGAACTGAACATGCTATTGCTGAACTTTGTTCTACTCAAGTTATGAATAAATGGAAATTTAATACACCTTTAGCCAAAAGCCATTATGAATATTTAACTAACGAGATGAAAATTATTGAGGATGAGATTAATCCTACATTAAAACCTCGTAAAGTTATGATAGACAAAGAACCTAAAAAAGCACGTTATTTACAGAACGGTAATTTTTCTGTTGTTACTTGTAAAATGTTATCTAAATATTTAGGTAAAGAAATTAAACCTACTGATACACATTTATGGGAACCTAATAAAAGGTTTCAACGTTATGATATAATTGAAGCTGACCTAGGAAACATGCAACAGGTTAGAGGAATGTTGCTTGAAAATGGATGGAAGCCAAGTCAATTTACACCTAAAGGGGAACCTAAAATAACAGAAGATACTCTTCACACAATTCAAGGTGATATAGGGCAAAAGGTTTTAAAATATTATCAATTAAGATCTAGACATTCTGTACTTAAAGGTTGGATTGAATTAGCTGAAGCAAATAATAATAGAGTTTATGTTGAAGCTTTTAATATTGGAACACCAACATTTAGACAAAGACATTCTAAGATTGTTAATGTACCAAGTGTTAATGCGTTTTTCGGTAAGGAAATGCGTGAATTATTTATGGCTGATGATCAAGATGGTAAAATAATGATTGGTTGTGATAGTTCAGGAAATCAAATTAGAGCATTATGTCATTATTTAAATAATAAAGAAGTTAATGATCATGTTTTAAACGGTGATATACATCAACACAACGCTGACACTATAGGTGTATCAAGACCCTTAGCCAAGGGCCTACTTTACGCTACAGTATTTGGTGCTGGTTTTGCTAAGTTAGGTAAAATGGTCACTGGTGTTGAAGATTTAGAAAAAGGTAAAGAAGTAAAAGAAAAATTATATTCTGCACTACCAGGATTAAAAGAGTTATTAAAAAAATTAAATACGTTTTTTTACACTACTCAAAATAAAGATAGTTTAGGTTTTATACCTGCACTAGATGGTAGGAAGATATATGCTGAATCTAGTTTTAAATTACTTAATTATTTACTACAAGCTTTTGAAGCTATTACAGTAAAAAGTGCTGTAGTTAATGCTTTTAAAATGTTTAAAGATGAGAATATTGAAGTTGATATGTTAGGTTTAATACATGATGAAGTTCAAGTTCAAACTAAAAAAGAAAATGTAAAAAGAGTTAAAGAAATATTAAACTATAGTTTTGGAGACTATATTACTAAAAAATTAGAATTAAATATACAAATGGATTCTGATGCAAAAGAGGGAAGGTCATGGTATGAAACCCATTAAAATGATAGGTATTGTTGATGGAGATGTTTTAATCTATAGAGCATGTCATAAATCTATAAAAGATAATTTAGATGTTACTAAAACTTTTGACAATATTTATAAAGAAGTAAAAGACGAAATACAATGTGATGAATACTCATTGCATGTATCGGGTCATGGTAATTTTAGAAAGAAATTAAATCAACAATTTATTAATTACAAAGGTAAACGTAAAGATAAACCTGAAAATTTTATAATATGTAAAGATTATGTTACAAAAAAATATAAACCTACTACTGTAAATTTGTTTGAGGCTGATGATACCGCTTCAGTAGAAGCTACTAGATATTTAAAAAACGGACAACCTTACATATTAATAACTGTTGATAAAGATTGGCAAATGATTGGGGGTATGTTTTATAGTTTAATGCATAAATATATAAAACCTATATCTAAATTTGAATCATGTGAATTTTTACACACACAATTATTAACAGGTGATAGTGTAGATAATATACCAGGGATACAAGGTATAGGTATTATTAAAGCTAGTAAAATATTAAAAAATAAAAATTTAAAAGAACAATTTGATTCTATAATTAAAACTTATAAGAAACATCATCCTGATGATTATGAAGATAGGTTAAATTATATGGGTAAAATGTTATTTTTAATTAAAGATTTTAAAGATAATTCTGATTGGAATATAGATTATTGGAAGAGGTTTATAAATAATGTCTAAACGTGAAAGTAGTTTAAAATATTATAGATCTATATCAGGTATATGCAGCAGATCACTTAATCATTGTAAAGATAGAGTTAAAAGAAATAATTTAAATTTTAATATAGATTTAGATTATTTAAAATCTATTTTTCCTAAAGATCGTAAATGTCCTATATTAGGTTATGAAATGAAACCATCTCAAGGTCTTGTAGGTGGTAATAAATATAGTCCTACATTAGATAGAATAAATCCTAGACTAGGATATGTTAAGGGTAATGTAGAATGGGTTTGTATGTTAGCTAATAAAATGATGAGCAATGCTGATAATGAAGACTTAATTAGATTTAGTAAATGGATTAGTAAAAGATATAATTGTTAATAATAAATGAGAGGTAATATAATATGGGTAAGAATACTAACTTTATAAAGCACACTAATTGTGAAGCTTGCGGATCATCAGATGCCAATGCGGTATATTCTGATGGATCTGCTTTTTGTTTTTCTTGTAAGAAAACACAACCTAAAGATACACAAGATACTGAATTACAATTTAACATTGTTCAAACATCTTTAAATTTAGATGAAATTTCAGAACTTCCTGTAGATACTTTTAGGGGTATATCTAAAAAGATATTGTATAATTCTGGTGTTAAAGTTGAGTATGATGAGAATAGAAATATTATCTCTCACTATTATCCTATAACAGTTAATAAAAAAATTAAGGCTTATAAAAAAAGAATTGTAGCTACTAAAGATTTTAGAGTTGTAGGTAAAGCTGAAGTTCCTGATCTATTTAATCAAGTTAATTGTGGTAAAAGAAAAAATTTATGCATAACAGAAGGTGAAGTTGATGCACTTTCAATACTAGAAATGTTAAGTTCATCTAAAGCACAATTTGATGTAGTCAGTATTGTTAACGGTGCTCAAAGTGCCAGACGCAATATTGCATCTAATTTAGATTTTATAAATAAATACGAAAAAGTGTTTTTAGCATTTGATAATGACGAATATGGTATTGAAGCATCTAAAGATGTAGCACATATAATTAAACCAGGTAAAGCTTATATAGTAAACTCTATACATAAAGATGCTAATGAAGCTTTAGAAAAAAGATTAGGTGATAATTACCTTCAAGATGTATGGTCAAGTAAAGCATATAAACCCGATAGTTTTGTATCTGGTGAAAAAGTATGGAAAGCATTTAAAGAACGTACTAACACTGAGTCCGTACCTTACCCTGATTGTCTTCAAGGATTAAATTCAAAATTATTAGGTCTTAGATTAGGTGAAATTACATTATTTACTTCAGGAACTGGTTCTGGTAAATCTACTGTTGTTAAAGAAAACATATTAAATTTATTAGAAAAAACAGAAGATAAAATAGGTTTAATATCTTTAGAAGAATCTATAGGTGATACTGCTACAAGATTAATTGGTATGTCTATTAATAAAAATATTAGATTTCCAAAAGATGTAACTGAAGAGGAAGCACGTAAAGGTTATGAAAAAGTGTTTGGTGATGAGAGATTAATTCTTTTAGATCATCAAGGATCTGTAGGTGATAGTTCTTTACTTGATCGTATAGAATATTTATCTGCTTTAGGATGTAAGTATTTAATACTTGATCACATAACTATAGCTGTAAGTGAAGGTGCTGAAGGTAAAACTGGTAACGAAGCTGTAGATAAAGTTATGAGTTCATTATTAAAAATAGTTAAAAGATATAATATACATTTAACGTTAATATCACATCTAAGAAAAAGTTCTGGAGATAGTAAATCATTTGAAGAAGGTCGTATGGCTAGTTTAGATGATATAAAAGGATCTGGAAGTATAAAACAAATAAGTTTTGATATTGTAACTTTTGCAAGAAACATGATGGCTACAGAAAAATCAGATAGGAATATAGTAAAGTTTGCTGTGTTAAAATCTAGATTTACTGGAGATACTGGTCATTGTGGTCAAGCGACTTACAATAATGACACTGGAAGGTTAAATTATAATGAAGATAATTTAGCTTTTAAAGAAGTGATATAAACCGATTTCGGTTAGAAGTTAGAACTGCATGTAAGACCTTTAAGGCAACAGCTAACAGACAATGGTACAAGGATGAGTAATAGGCACTATCCTCTCTAGCCTACATCAGTACTAGTAAACCGAAGCAGCTGAGCAACCTGCTAAAAAGGCTCATAAATAAAGGATATATGAAAACAAAAAAATATAAACCACTACCAAATAATTTAACAATACAAAAATCTGATATTGATGGCTTAGGTATATTTGCAACTAAAGATATAAAGAAAAATATTAACTTAGGTGTGATGCATCATATAACTGAATTTAATCATGTTATAAGAACACCATTAGGAGGATTTATTAATCATAGTAATAAACCAAATTGTATAAAAGAAAAAGAAGATTGTTTATATTATGAGGAAACTAATTTAATCACGAATAGATTAATTAAAAAGGGTGAGGAATTAACAGTTAAATACACAATGTATAAGGTATAAAATGAAAGAACAATTAATTATAGCATTAAAAAAACATGCTGAAGGACATATAGAAAAACATAAAGTTAATGTAAATGTATTACTTAATAAAATAACAGGAATTGCAGAACATCCTGATGTTATTGAAACAATAGAAAAAGAATTAGATATTATAGCTAAATATGATGATCAACTAAATATACTTAAAAAATATTTTCATTAAAAATTTATAAATTAAATATAGGGCGTAATAAAACGCCCATATTTATTCTAGTATTAATTTTTTAATTGATTTTGAACCGTCTATGTTTAACTCAAGTTCAGCCATTGACTTTATGCACTGGTACTGAATATTATTATTTTTATTTGATCTCATTGCAACCCTTTTGCCCTTTAAGCAATCAGACATAGATTCTTGTATTCTATGCTCTTTAATCTCTCCATTGACAATCATAAGTAGGGCTATGATTAATTCCATTAATGACCTCCGTTTTGTCTTACTTTATCTTTTAAGACTTCAATATCAGATAACGCTTTGTCTAATTGTTCTCTTAAAAATTCTATGTTAACTTTGTTAGTCATATTCATTTCTTGAGTCTCTTCCATCTTCTCAACAGACTTATATAAATCCTCAATTAAAAAATGTTGTTCCTGATCGGTAGGGACTTGTTCAGATTTTTTTAACAAATCATTTTCAAATAATTCTCTAGAAGTTTCTAAACTAGTAAGCCTAGCTGTTACTTCTGTATATGCAAATACACCTAATACAACACCAGCTATTATACCTAGCATGTTTTTAATTGGCATACTTACTAATGTTTTATCTGATATATTCATTTTTATTTTTTACCACCTTTAAATATTTGTGTACCTTTTATACCATAAATGCTCGCCACGACAAGAATCCATAAATTTGTAAACCAGCTCGGGAGCGTAGCAAACATATCAAAAAACAATTTTACCTTGTCCATTGCTGTCGGATCATCTGATACAACTGCCCACGCCAAAATTGCTATGGGGGCACTCAATACTAATAATACGGCCTCGTCTTTCCAATCTTCATTTCTTGATTCTAATAATTTACCTTGATACTGTTCTTCCCCTTTAGCCATTTTAGATGCATGCATTAATTGTGCATCTGACATAGCCATTTTCGTTCTCTGCTTATTAGCGTAAATTTTACTTCCTGCAGAAACGGCTAATTTAATTGCTTGAAACCACATGTTAATCTCCTTATTTAAATTGAAACATCCCAATAAGTGCAGCTATTATAGTTGCTATAAAAACTAATAAACTA